TGATGTCACCTTAATATTAAAATATTCTGGATCAACAATTTCTGGAGTAATAGAAACAACACTTCTTGGAGTAAGAATCTCATTCGCTATTGTTTCTTTTTGTTGATTAGTTAATTTGGTGGCATCCTTTGGTTTAATACAAATGTATGTCTTACCATAAACTGGAGGATTATTATCTTCACCACCCCAAACTGACACTGTTTGTGCAGCAGGAAATTTACTATAAATTAATGCTTTGTAGTCGTCAGGTGTAACAGCACGATTTTGTGCAGCGAATAATCTTGGTGCATTAAATTTAATTGAATCTAGATCTTCTGAAGCAGAACCATTTATCGCAGGGCTAACAGTAGTCACTGAAAGATTACTACCCAGTACAGATGAACCATTATATGTAAAAATGTTTGCAGAATTCGGTTCTTCTAAACTAGAAACGAAATAATTGATTGTCACTACATTACCATTACTCACAGCAGTTCCAAGAACTCCATTACCAAAAGTGATCTCATAAAGACCATCATCAATTTCTTTTAAGAAATATACTTTTGTGGTTTCTGTGACTGCTGTTAAATCTTCTGCTCTTGTAAATGTTTCATATATGTCTGAAGTTGAAGATGATTGAACTTGAATAGACAAAGTAGAAATATCAATATTTGCATTTGGTATAATATAACGAACACCAGTTGCCACAGTATATTTAAATGATAGCGGAGTACCTTCAACGAGTGTTAAGTTGGAAAAGGTGTAACTACCAGCAGTGCTTCTTGCGGTAGTGACATCTTCTAAATTATAGAAAACATAAGACACACCATCAATAGAAGTTAAGAATGGTTGTTGCGCATTTAATGTTGCAACAGCTGGGCTGGAAGTTGGAGCAGCGATGCTTGCATTAACAATGGCTCTTGCGCATACTGCAGATCTTGGAGTATAACCAAGCATCTTTGAAAGAGAAACTACAGACGCTCTCTTGCTGGCAGAGTCAAGGAACATTTCATTAACAGCAAGGTTAGTATAAACACCATTGTAGTGAGTGTTATATGCCAGTAAATCTATAAGAACAGAAAGACCAGATCCCTCAAAGTCATAATCTGAAAATTCAGCTTGTGCCTTTAGGAATGTTTTAAGATTAGTTTTAATGGTATCAAAGTCTAACTCTGATACCTTCATTCTTTTACTGTTTGTTGTGATTGCCATTTATCGTGTTCTCTCTAACGCTAATTCGAGAGTTATTGGTCTCTCGGTGTTTACTATTGTAAATTCTAAAGTTACATAAACTTCATTTGCATCGGAATAATCGTCCACCCTAACATCAATAATATTAACTCGTGGCTCAAAGTTATTAATCACATCGATGACTGCTCGCTGAAGCATAACATTAAACATTGGTCCAGGTAGATCGAACAGCAGCTGTCTAATCGGAGAACCAATTTCACTATGGAATGGTCTCTCAAAATTTCGGGTTAATAACAAATTCTTAACGGACTGCTTAATAGCATCATCGTCATATCGGCGAGTTATATCCTTCGTCACTGGATGCTTAGTGAAGGTAAGGTCTAAATCCGAGAATATTCTTGTGTTTCGTGCCATATCGTTTATTTAGGTTATTCTATGAAAGTGTTAAATCCAGTGCCACCAACTTTGTCTCCGTCAGCAACTGGATCTCCATATCTTGCTACCTTTTTACCCTCAAAGAAAGTTTTAGAAGAACCATCTATAATTTCTCGTTGTGCACCTGTATGAGTTGATAAACCAACAGTATGGGGTTCATATTGATCTCCAACTAATGCTATTCTCATCCCCTGAACAAAAGTCTTAACTGCTTGATTCTTGTAAGTTAAAGGAGTCGCTGCACCATCTATACCTTGCGATAAATCTCCCTCTTTAGCAAATCCACCCATTACGCTGCCTTTGGAGGAATAGTGTCTAACAATACGAATCCAGAAGGAATACCCTTAGAATCTCGTTTATAAACTTTATCATTTACCATAGTGAATGCTTGTTTTCTTCCACCCTTTGATTTAAAGGACACATGGATCCAACATGATTCTGGGAAACGATACTCTAAAATTAACTGGTCGTATGGAAGGATCTTTTCGAGTTGTTGAATAAACTCGTATGTTTTGCCATATTTATCTGGAAGCATAATACCAATATCTAATGCCTGTCCTTTACAGTGGTCTGATGTTGGCGACTCATTGGCAACAACACCTTTTAAACGATAACCTGAGTTAATCTTCCACTGTTTCTTATATCCACCAATACCACCTGGAAGAACATTTACTGCTGGCTCAAGAAGATTCTGACATGTTAAAGCCAGATTACATACAATTTCCTGAGCCTTGTATAATCTTTCTGGTGCATCTTTACTATCTTTAAGCATTTGGTCAACAAGTTTATGTTTACCACCAACACCACCATCCATTAACATTCCAAGAGTAAAGTTCTGTGACATTCTAAAGTCATTTGTAAACTCTTTAGATGCGTAGATAATATCGCAACTAACTGGAACTGTCGTGGTAGAACCACCTGATGGTTTTGGTGCTTCTTCTGTGGCAACTGGTATTGGAGCACCAATAACACCTTCTTTTCTACTAGTCTCTGCAGATGCTGCACGACCTTCTGGTGTATCAAAGTCATCTGGAGTTTCAGCAACAGTTTTTTCTTCGAACTGTCTTTCTGGAGGAATAGCAAAAGGAACAACTGGAGATATTGGATTACCCACTGGTGGAGGAGTTAAGTCTACCTCAGGTGTAACAATAGTTTCGCTACCAGCTGCACCATTACCGAATTGTCCTTGAGTGTAATCTGCAGATAATACCCCACCTGCAAGGATGTCCATACTACCACTTGATTCCAGATTTACTGTAGAACCAAATAGATTAAATCCTTCATCTGCAGCAACTGAAACTGCAGAACCATTTATAGCATAATTAGTGTCTGCTCTTTGGTTAATATTTGCAGCTTGAATATCAAAGTCACCAACTGCTTTAATGAGGATGTCGCCACCAGCAGACATGTAGATGTCATTGGCAACACCAATGTCTAAATTTTGTCCAACAGTAAGGGTAGCATTTTGTTCAACTTGAATATTGGCATCTGTTCGAGCATAGATATTTGCATTACCACTTACGGTAATGTTTAATTCACCAGCTACTGATAAACAACCATTTCTTTCCATGACAACAAAGTTATCACCGACGATGTAATTAACTTGTGTTCCATTTGGATCAATTTCACTAAATGTGCCTGATCTATGGTAAGTGTTTATTCTTTCATATCCAGGAGTGTCATCAAATTCTTGTAGGTGTCCAGATTCCGTTTCAAGCACTTTGTTAAATGGATACTTTGCTCCATATGGTGCTTCTGGTTGATCCCATGTTCCATTGTCAAGTGCTTTTGGCACACCTAACTTACGGATGGCATCTTTCTTCTTAATAACTGTGCCTTCAATAATACCACGAGCAAGACGATTTGTATCTGGCTCTCCAATGTATTCCTTTAGAGGATACTTGTTATTTGGATCTCTAAATCCAGTGGTTCCAGAACCACTACTGATAGATTCAGGAGATGGTTGTGGTGTTGTAACAATACCTACTGGTGGTTTATCTGGGATTGGTGGATTCGCATCTTTCTCTGGAGCACCAACATCTGGTGACTGTCCATAGAAATATTCGTAGTATGATTTCTTTCTTGCTGAAATGTCAGGTGAGTTTACACCGACTGCTTGTTTTGCTGCAAGGAAATATCCAGGATGGTCATTAGTATTAACACCCTTTGGCACTCTGTCTTTAATATACAATGCAGCAACCAATGCTGATACATTAATGTCAGCATCAAGTGAGTCTGGATTATTGACAATGTCAAGATTCAATCCCATGGCATTGGCGAGTTTTTGATATCTTGTGTAGTTTGATTTACCAGTTAGCTGAATAAATCCACGACCAAAATACTTACCACCATCTGCATCTGTTTGATTACCAAGGAATCCTTTTCCTCGTTTTGTTGGACCATATGCCCATGAGAAAAATTCTGCTCTTGTTAATCCTCGTTTTTGAGCATTGGCATACTTAGCAATATCTTCTGGAGTGGCAAATGAATAAATTGTTTTAAGACGAGCCTCAGAATAATTGTATGCTTCTAACTGAGGAATCCAAGTGCTCTCACCACCAGCAATACCAAGCAATGCACACTTCTGTTCTTTAGTGGTTAATCCAACTTTATCACAAGCTGCAATTAATGCTTTAATACCTTCTGATGATTTGTTTGGATTACTTGAGGACTTCGCTGGAGGTATAGTAGGGATTGATACATTACTAGCTGTAGCTTTTACAGGATTTGCACTAGTGCCTGTAACTACTGGAATCCCATCGCTGGTGACTAGATTAGTGACTCTACTTTCAGCAACAGCAGCAAGGTTTGTTGGTGCAGCTTGAAATTTTACAATATTTTCTTGATAGTTTACAACTGGATTACTTACTGTAATTCTAGTTCCGCTATCAACAGAAACAATAAAGGTATCAGATGGAAGACCAAATGCCAATACTTTCATATTGGCTCTTAAATCTTTGGTTAAAGTAGTTGATCCAGTATCTTTATCGTAAAAAGTTAATTGTGTTCCATTTGTTGGACCAGGAATAGTTCTTAGTTCTAGGTTTTCAATTTTACCACCAGAACCGATAGGTGCGTCATCTTCTTGATCAATCGGTGCTGGCGCAGAAGGAATACCACCAACAGTACCAATCATAATTGGTTGTTGGTTATCGTCATCAGCAAATATGATAATTACGGAAGTGCCTTCAACTGGACCAATCGGAGATGATCCAATACCATTCATTGCAGCAGAAGTAACTGACTGCATTGGGTGTGCCCATGGCAAATCTGCAGTAGGAAGCTGTGATTTATCGTGAGTGTGTAATCCAACTACTCGGACTTGACAACGACCAAGTTTTAATGGATCACTTCTATTTTCTACGACACCATAGTGAAAATTCATTATTTGTTCCTATTCATATCCATTTGCGATGATTCTTTAATTAGCTCCATATAACACTCATGCTTTTCTCTGTCTACATAATGATTAATGGCAGCAATAATATAATACCCTGAAAACATTTTGTCAGTGATATCTTTATCTTTTGGAGATAGTGGTTCTATTCTATTTAATACCACACCAACTTTTTGTCCAACAGTGTAATCAGTTCTTCCTGGAACTGTAATACTAATTTTATTGGCTTCAGCCAATTTCATTAAAGATGCTCGTTCTTGAAAAGTCTTTGAGTTAGTGACATCTCCAAACCCATTAAAATTACCGTAGTCTTTAGGGTAATTAATAAGAGTGGAGTTTGATCTAAAGATTGCTTTATTGGAGTTGACTGGATACTTGTTTAAATGTTTTTGTTGT